ACGGACACCAGCCAACGACTGGCGCAAGCCCCCCATCGCCGGGATTAGATTGACTTGCGCAAACTCTCGTGCCGCTCCAGCCAACGTACCGATCGCCACCGCTGCCGCACCAGCCGCCAACGCGACACCCTGTAACGACTGTTGGTACAGTCTGTTCATCGCCCGACCGGTCATCATCGCCACCTTGGCGCTCAAGATAGCAATCGACACAGCAGCAATTTCGAGCGCCAAACCCTTCGTTGCGAGTTTGCTCATCGCCGTGAAGAAATTGACAAACATCTTGGAGGTTTTGCCAGCGATTACTCCAAGAGCCTGAATCTTTGTGGTCAGCCTGTCCCAGTCTTTTGCAGTGCTCCTAAGGCGCGCTGAAGCCTTGCTTATTTTGTCGGTTTCCCTACCTAACGCGGCAAGTTGCGCCTTCGCTCTAGCAAGTTCTGCTCCGCCGGTAAAGTCGACATCTACTTTGATTACGACTTTTTCTTCAACGGCCATGCATAGACCTCAATCAGTAATTATCGACGAATACGCTGACGCTCCGACTCCCGTTTCTGTTCTTCGCGGTCAGCCGCTATAACTTTAGCACACGCCAACCTAAGCAGCCATTCATCCTCATCACAATTCAACAATGTGATTGGATCAGTGTAAAACACTTCTCCTAATCGTGCCGCCGTGATGATTCTTGCGTCCTCAGCAAACCCATCTAATACGCCGCCGTAGGGTCCACCGCATCGACTTCATCCGAATACCCGGCATGCTCCATAACTGCAAGAGCCGTGGCTTCAAGATGAGGATCAAGTCCGTAAAACGCCTGAATCCCGTCAGGGATTGGGCGAGTTGCCTCCACCATGTCGAGAATTTCCTGCGAGGCGAACGTGAGTCCGAGGCCGTCCGAAGTCGTCACCTGTTCACCATTGACGTAAATGCCGCTACACGTATGGCCGATTACCTGACAGGCAAACTTCGTGGCGTCGAACCCGGCTTTGGTGTTTTCTCCAGCGTTGCGCCTCCATGCACGGATTTGATGCTGGGTGATGTTTGGTGAAAATCGAACCGCAATACCATCACGTTCCGGAACATCAATCTCGATTTCTGGACGTTCAATCTTCTTGGCAAGTTCAATCTTGAGTTGTTCCAAAACCGACGGCGGCTTCGGTGTAGCCAGCGGCGGCCTCGAAGCACGAGTGCCTTTATCAGCGGTGGCATCAGAGGTGAAAGTGTCTTCAGGCATAACAGTAAATACTCCTAATCTATTGACGCAGTAGCGTTGTCTAGTTGGCTAAACGGACAGAGAATCCTCTGACCCGATACAAAAACCTAGCACACAGCCGCCCGGTATTCGTCAACAACACACATCCATAAAAGACGAAAGCCCGCCCCATAGGGACGGACCTTTGCCAGCCATGAAGGCTTAGGGGAATCGGATTAGAAGCCCCAGAATTATTAGTCGGTCTGCGTCGCGATCGCCCCAACCTTGCCGACAGAGAACGTCATGCTGAACGTCACCGGAGCAGAAGACCCCGAATCACCCTCAGGTTCCGTAAGGCCCACCAGCAACGCCTTCGGATACAAACGCCCGTGGGGTGAGTCCGGAACAACCAAGTCCTGATTCAGTTCCGTGATTTGAATGTCGTAAAACGCCATCCCAACCAAGTCGCGTGCACCCTGAAGAACAGAAGCATGTTCCGCCGGAACATAGAAGCGTGTCAGCGTGATGTCCCCAACCTCTGCCACGGTCGTAACCGTGTCAGGGAAACGACTACCACCGTCGTACACCTTCTCCACAGCAGCAGTAACCTCGCCGCCCGACATTTGCGCCCAATAGCCCGTAATCGCCGGACCCTTCTGTGCGTTTGTGGGCAACTCGGCGTCGGTAGGCACAAGCAAACTGGCAACAATTTGCCGTTGTGATGATTTGAGATTTGGCATTTATCTACTCCCCGTCAACTAGACGACACCGGCCGTCAAATTGCTCTTAGTAATGGTCACAGCGATCTGATCGCCAATGGCTGACACTCTGATATTCACAGTGGCTTTCACCAATCCGGTAGCAAGTTGCGACGCCGGGTTGTTGGCAGAATTCACCTGAACCGAATACCCCGGATCAACCTTCTTGCCGTTGGCGTCATACCCCTCGTACAAGCCACCGGACTGCCTGATCGGGTCCAACATGCCGACAAGCGAACCACGAATCGAATTGAACAATGCGCCACGGGAGTCGACCGTCGAGAACAGGAACTGTTCCAGACGGGCTTCGGCCAGATGCACCACGTAGTTGACTGTGTCGCGGTGAGTAATGAACCTCCAGTTCGCCTCATCGCTAGACACCGACCGGGCACCGTAAACCTGCACCAGACCGCTCACCACGCGCAGCGTGTTGACCCGCTTCTCGTCCATGATGTTGCTGGTGGCTCGATCCACCGTCGCCGCCAAACCCGTAGCAAACTTGGCCGAAGAAATCTTTCCAGCACCGACACGCCACGGGCCGCCCGCTTCCTGCACCGCAGTAGCACGGGCACCAGCGACGAACGACTCAGGCGACACATTGATGGTCAAACCAGCACTGGCCGGGTCCGGAATCTTCACCCACGGCCAATAGAAAGCGCCATGCTCGGCAGACGCATGCGAATAATACGTAGCGGCGCTGGTGCGAGCCGCCGACGCCGTATCGGCAGAACCAAAGCCCATCAACGCAATACGGTCGTTGGCTCCAGCGTGAACCAGCAACCCCGCCCAGACCGTCGCGCCAGACTGACCGGGAATACACACTGCGCCACAGCCAAGGTTCTCGGTGAAGTATGTCAACCCCGTCACATAGTTGGCAGCCGTAGGAGCACCGCCATCTGCGCCACTGGCAAGAGCCGTGGCAGCAAGCACCGCCGGATCGTTAGCCGAAGTCGCATCGTCGGCAGCAATCAGTAAATGGGATACCGAACTGGTGTTCAGATACGTCACCGCATCTGCCACATCGACCAAGTCGCGAGTCACCAACTGGGTGACACCACTCAACGCGATCGTCATCACAAACGTGTCCGCCGTGTCGCCCGCCGCCACCGCAACCGTAAGGTTGGCTGCCCAATCGCCCGTGTTCTTGGCTGTGATCGTCATCGTGGCAGCAGAACTGCTGTCGTTCAGCGTAAGCGTGCCAGCCGACGCAGAAGCGCCGGTTGCCCGGTAGATGTACGCTCGACGGCCCCCCTCCTCGAAATACGTCTGCGCGTCGGCATACAAATTGCCCGATTCATAACCGCCGTAGTATGTGACATACTCGGCAAGGCTTTTCACTAAAGTGGCAGCGTCCGTCGGCCCGCGCTGAGCGGTACCACACATAAAGACCTGACCGACGACCTCGTCGCCCGTATTGACCGGCCCTGTGCGAACCGCAGTTGTGACCGTTACTCCCGGCATCCCTTAGCCCTCCAAAGACCTTGTACTTGTCGGCATCTGTAATGATACATGGAGATCGTCTTGTGATTTTGCATGTTTCAGCAATCGATTGAAGACCATCATCGCGTCTTATCCATTCCGTACAGTGTAGACGACCAACGCCTACGCCGAAGGAGTAACAACGACCGAACTGGACGAATACGCACCAGTTCCGATGTCGTTCAACGCTGCCACACGAAATTGATAATTCGTACCGTTTGTCAACCCCGTCACCGTGTACTGCGGTGACGTGGACCCGGTGTCCGCCACCTCTGTTCCCCACGTTGTCCCCGCATCGACTGAAGCCTGAATGCTGTACCCTCGAATCGGCTGCCCGCCACCATCCCAAGTGGCAGCCCGCCATGTCAGCACCACCTGCGTGTCCCCCGACGAAGCCTGCAACAACGTGGGGGCATTCGGCACCTTCTCAATCAGCCCGGCCGTCAATGTCGAAGAAGTCATTGTGTACAACGAGATGCGACTAACCACCTCATCCAAATTGAGGTCATACGCCAAATAAGCCGCCGCTAGAAACCGCTCACCTTTGATCAACGTCAGATCAGAAAACTCTTCACGAAGCGTCCCCTCATCCACCTTGATGTCCGTTGCCGCCGCAGTCGAGTCTGCTTGCCGCAATGCAGGCTGATCCAGCAGAGCATCGCGCACCACCGTACACAAATTGTCCCTAATCTCTGTCGTTTCCTGCGGGCCGTTGCCCCGCACCCAAACATACGTTCGCATCGCATACCGAACCCGAAAGATCGGATCACGATCCGCTTCGTAGTCGATGCGCGTGAGGTCTTGCGTGGACCCCACCAAGGTGATGATCGTCGGCCAGTTATCCAACGCGACCGGCTCGAACGTCAGGTACTTCTGCGGATCAGGTAGGCGCTGGTCGTCCAGATACAACTGGTTCCGGTATGTGATCAGACGCGACGGCAAATCGCCAGCCAGATACGTATTTACATACTCTTTGGCCTTGACCGGACCTTCCATCATTCGCGGAACAACGCTTTCGTTTTCTGATACGGAGTATTTCCATACGCCACATAATCTCCCACCCGTTCCGCCATGCGCCGTGCAAAGAAGCGTGGTACGAAAACGATCTTGCGTTGCGGCATGAACCGGGTACCCGTTTGATGAAACTGTGCGTAAGGCAGTTGCGTGCCGAATGTGGCGGTACGCCTACCGATGTCTGTCGGGCGACCCTTGAGAGTCGTCAGGTCGCGATACAGGTCGCCTTCCCGAACCAGAATCGGCACCCCGCCATAGTGCGCCAACTTCCATGAGGCGTAGCCGGTGTCCAACGCGTTCCATGACCGGTTCGGACCATGGATACCACCCTCACTCGGCACCCCTCCCCCGGTTAGAAACTGGGCCTTGTACGCCTTCTTCAGTTCATCTCTTGCCCAACGAAACGTCGGCCGCCAGTCCGTCGTCCGCTTCAACATCCCTTTGACGTATTTGTCCCAGTCCGATGTATCGACTTTGACAACGATATGAACCGTCATGTTACGCCACCCGGACGCGACGATACCGACGTAGTGATTGAAGTTCTGCGTCAAGAAATCCTGTTTGCATGGGGGCAACGTTCCGGGTTTCCAAATCCTTCAACCCGACCACATCATCGTGCATGTTTTGCACTTCCCTCGTTGCCGCCCGAAGGATCAGCAACTTCATCATCTTGATCGTCGATCCATCGAGACCCCCCGTGTACGTGACCGTGACCACATCGTTGGCAAACGCCCGAAACAGATCGACGCCGTACTTCCGTACCACGAAGTCGCGCCCCTCCTCTTGAGCCGTAGCCGTCGCTTGCGTTTGGGGTCGGATCGTCAATGACGCCACGCTGACGACCGGCGAGTTCGCCGCATAGAAAACGTATGGTGGCTGGATCATGCTGACCGGGGCGTTGGTCGTGTCGAGGCTGTAGTCGTAAAAGAAACTGTTCGTCGGAACACCATGTGCATGGTTCGCAACAACGTGGGTTTCGGTGTAGGCGGTCTGTTCGATCGGACGCCGCAGATAGGATTCCATTTCTGAATGAAGTCCATCAATGACCAACTGGACGCCCTGCTCCTGCGTGTTGGACAAAGTAATGTCCATGTACTTCTTGAGTTCTGAAACGGTGACAAGCGCCATAGCGGCCGCTACCTATGGGTCGGCTAGCGCCCGGCAGCGCGGGCTTGTGCTTCTCGGACCCGGCCAACGGCCCCGGTGTTCAACCGGGCAGCGTTGCGACGGATGCGATCAACGAGTCGTTCACGGTCCTTGGGTACCAATGTTGGCGGCATGGGGTTTCTCCTCGGGTAAAGAATTGATACTTCCAGTCCTATTGTACGACACCCCCGGCCTGCCGTTTGTAAGGTCAAGCCTCGGTGATTGCCACTTTCCAAGCAAACCCTCGACTAAAGTCGCGCCTATGGCACGTACAAAGGAATGGGCTGACCGCCTACAAGCAATTCAACAGTTTGTCAACCGAGAGGGACACGCACGTATCCCGACCAAACACACGGAGGTCATCGACGACCAAAGCATCAACATCGGCACCTTCGTCAGTTACGTTCGGAACAGGTACCACGCTGGCTCCCTCTCTCCCCAGCAGATTGCTGCGCTAGAGAAGATGACGGGATGGACATGGGGACCCCTCCGGCCCGGACCCTCCTCAGACAACAATCGAGATGACGAAATCAAACACTTGCGCGAGGGCGGTCTCAGCCTCAGCCAGATCGGCGGCCGATACGACCTGAGTCGCCAACGCGTTCACCAAATTCTGAACCGAGCCAACAACCGTGGCTGATCCCAGCAACTCATCCGACTGGACATCCCTCACCCGCAAATTCGCTGGCAACTCAACTGCTCCGTCCACCCCTGAGAAGCAGGGACAGGCGAGCATGCTCGTGGCGATTGCGTTGGGGATGAGCATGCTCTCTGCCGGTGGAGCCGTCGCTGCGGTACTGGTGAACATGTTGCTCATCTCCTCCTTTCCCAACGCTGCTTGGCTGGAACCGGGCATCGGGTATCGGAACGCGTTTCTCATCACGGCTATCATGCTGTTGGTTCGTGCCGTGTTCGCAGCGGCGGCGATAGCCGGTCGGAACAGCAAGTAGGCCAAAATTCTTTTGCCCTTCTTGCCCTTGTCCTGACTGGGGTTTGTAGATTTCCTGAAGAAAAGTCGACTAACGGGTTGACGGCGTCCTGCGAACCCGGTATTGTTCTCCTTCTCAGGGAAGGGTCACCGTGACCCCCCCTCCAGCAAAGGACATATCTATCATGTTGAAGCAGCCCGAAGTTCCACGCCAGAAGGGCACCCCCGGCGACCAGAGCGTCGCCGACCAGCACGGCTCGATGGAATCGCTGGTCGCCAACACCCTGCTTATCGACCCCGCCTATCAGCGGGAACAGAACACCCGTAGAGTCAACAAGATTGCTCAGGAGTTCGACACCGACATGATGGGGGCCGTCGTGGTTTCACGGCGCGCCAATGGCGACCTCGTTCTCATCGACGGCGGACACCGCATCGCCGCACTGCACCTCATGGGGTGGGAGGATCAGGCAGTCAACGCCATCGTGTTGGATGGCCTGACCCTCAAGGAGGAGGCACATGTGTTCTCTGTCATCAACTCCAACCGGGCCAAGCCGAAGCCGACACAGATTTTCCGTGCCGACGTGCTTGCCCAGCAGCCGGAAGCCGTACTCATCCAGTCGGTCCTCAGTGCCCTCAACATCGAAGTTGTGGACTCCCCCAAGAAAGAAGGACTTCGCTCAATCGGAACGATACGCACACTGTTCCGGCAGGATGGTGCAGAAGCACTGGCCCGTATGCTGAAACTCCTCAGCACTGCCTACGGCAGGGGTCCGAACACCTTCAACCACGACCTGTTGGTCAGCATCTCTGCCATACTGCGACACAACCCCGACATGTCGGATCAGCGGCTGCACGACAGCCTCAAGAAGTTCGGCTCTCCCGAAAGTCTGATAGCAGACGGCAAGCGCCGCGCCATCGCCATACAAGGCAGGACACACAACGCCATCGCCAATGTTGCCCTCCGGGCCTACAACATGCGGTTGCGTGAAAAGACCCGGATCGTCTTGTTCGACGAGGACACCCGGATCACCGGCTAAAGCCCGATATAAAAATCCCGTTATCGGGTTGACAACATCACATCAGCCCGATAACGTTACCAACGTCAATTACCACCAGAAAAGGACAATCACTATGTCAAAAGAATTCGACGGAAACTTTGAAGACCTGTACGATCAGGTCTTCAACAAGGGTGCCTCACAAGAGGACACCCTGACCAAGGAACGTGAGCAGAAAGCAGAGCGTCGGAAGATCGAAATCCGCCGTCGCAACGCTGCTGCGTATCGTGCCCACAAGATGTTGGAAGCCCTCCACGCGGAGACCTACGCCGACCTCTACAAGAACACCTACGCCCGGTTGGAGGGCGACCCGCGATACGACACAGAACTCATCGAGTCCTGATCGTCAACTCATCGCTGGTAATCTCTGACTCATAGTCGGAGTTACCAAAGAGGAGCGAGGCTTCGGCCTCGCTCCTCTTTTTTTTTGTCCAAAAACGCCACGGCCAGCCAACGTGCGGATGCTATTCTTGGTATCTCAACCCAATCCAAAGGAAGGCAGTCACCATGGTTGGTCACGATCCAGATTGGGTTTTGCCCGGCGTTCGCATCACCCGCGCTACACGAGAACCCTGCCTCGTTTGCGGCCACCCAACCGGAGATTGCACCCCTGATTCCATAGCCCACCCCTCCCCTACGAAATCAGGAAAGATCACGGTTCCATGCGACGTGTATGAAGACCGTTGGATTACACCGACTCGCCAAACCAGAATTCTTGTTGCTGCTGCCGGAACCGAAATCACACACGAAAAAGCACGAGAACTCGGCTTGGCTTTACACTTTCCGTATCAAGCAACAGTGTCATAATCTAGTCACTACAAATCGCCCGAATACCTGTTTCAAGGACAGCAAATGTACCTCGTTGACGACAACCTCTTGGCACAGTACGCCCCAAAACAAACCCCATGGGGCTTCGACCATCTTGGCTACATCGTCTACAAACGTACCTACGCCCGCCCAATCTACGACGATCACGGCGAAATTATCCGAACTGAAGAATGGCCTGAAACCATTCAGCGCGTCATCAACGGTGCTCAACAAATCGGGGCAAAACTAACCCAAGCAGAAGCCGAACGCCTGTTCGACCACATGTTCAACCTTCGTGGCCTACCCGGCGGACGCATGCTCTGGCGCATGGGCGGACCTGTAGCCCACGGCGGACCATACGGCGACGACATGAACAACTGCTGGTTCACCACCATCGAATCCACCAAGGATTTCGCATGGATTTTCGAACGCCTCATGCTTGGCGGAGGCGTCGGCTTTTCCATCACCACACCTGAAACGCTTGGCACGGTCAGGCAAGGCACCGTCATCCAACACAACGTGTCAGACGCCGATTACATCGTGCCCGACAAACGCGAAGGCTGGGCCGAATGCCTGCTACGCGCCCTCGACACCTATCTTGGAAACGAAGATCACCCCCACACGGTCACCTACTCAACACAGTTGATTCGCCCAGCAGGCGCACCCATCAAAACGTTTGGCGGAACCGCATCCGGGCCAGCCATCCTCAACGAGGGCATCACCAAAATCTGTGCCGTTCTCGACACCGCAGTTGGCCGACACCTCACCTCCGTCGAAGCCTTGGACATCTGCAACATCATCGGGTCCATCGTGGTCGCCGGAAACGTTCGACGTTCCGCCCAAATCGCCCTCGGCAAACCCACCGACACCGAATACCTCAGCGCCAAACGTTGGGACCTCGGCACCATCCCCGCCTACCGGGCCATGTCCAACAACACCGTCATCGCCAACCGCGGCGAAGTCGAATCCCTCAACGGCGAATTTTGGGATGGCTACCTCGGCAACGGCGAACCATACGGACTGTTCAACCTCGAAACCTCACAACGGTATGGCCGAATGGGCGAAGAACGACAAGACGACACCGTGGCAGGCACCAACCCCTGTAGCGAAATTTCGCTCGCCAACAAGGAGTCCTGCAACCTCGCTGAAATGATCCTTCCAAACATTCGTTCGCTTGACGAAATGATCGACGTATCCAAACTGTTGTACAAAGTCCAGAAAGCAGTAGCGGCACTCCCCTACATCGACCGCGAATCCACCCGCATCACACATCAAAACATGCGGCTAGGTCTCGGCGTAACCGGGATCACACAAGCCCTCGACAAATTGGATTGGCTGTCTCCCACCTATGAGGCGCTTCGCCACTTCGACGCCGAATGGTCAGCCGAACAGGGCTATCCCCAATCGGTTCGACTCACAACCGTGAAGCCCTCCGGCACCCTGTCCCTCCTCGCCGGAGTCACCCCCGGCGTCCACCCCGGCTTCGCCCGCTATCACATCCGACGGGTCCGAATGTCATCCCACGATCCTCTACTCGACTACTGCGCCCAACGCGGCTACACAATCGAATGGGTCCGCGGCTTCGATGGAATGGTCGACGAACGTACCAAGGTCGTGGAGTTCCCATGTGCATTCCCAACAGACACCATGCTGGCCCACGACGTGACAGCCATCGATCAGATTGCCCTTCAACGCCGCATGCAAGCCGACTGGGCAGACAACGCAGTGTCTGTAACGGTTTATTACCGGAAAGACGAACTGGACGCTATCAAGGCTTATCTGGTCGAAAACTGGGACGACATGAAGTCCGTGTCTTTCCTGCTTCACAGCGAACACGGCTTCGAACAAGCCCCCCTTGAAGCCATCGATCGAACCACCTACAAAGCCCTGCTAGCCAAGGTGAACAAAAAGCCACAGTCTGTAGCAGCCGGAACAAGTGAACTGTTGGACGACGATTGCTCATCCGGAGCCTGTCCGATTCGGTGACTACCTGACGGCCCGATCAAGCCAACAGGAGTATCCTAATTAGATGGACGAAGACACTCCCCCCGTTAGCGTCCACATGTTCACCTCTATCATCGACTCTTCTATTGAACTTGGCGCGCTCGTCCCCCACCACGGCTCCTGCTGGCTCTGCCACACCCCCGAACGCGTCTACTGGCCCCATGAAGACATCAAGGAGGGGCTTGACCCGACCAACGGTCCCATACCATTATGCAGAGACTGTCTCCTGCATAGGGCCATGTGGAATGCCTACCAAACCCAAGTCAAACAACATTGACGACTTCAAACTCGCCAACGTTCCTCAAACCCTCTTTGCTGCCGCCAACGTAATCCGCCTACACGGCTGGACACGCGGTACCCCCATCCATCCGGACACCGGCAAAGTCGACATCATGGGCGCTCTCGCCCTCGCCTGTCACGCCCACCCAACTCGCATTAGCGACGACTGGAACACCACTGTCTCTAACCTGCCCCCAAAGCAGCAAGGCAGATTCGTTCTTGCATGGGAGGCACTCGCCCTCTACCTCGGTTGCGACCCCACCGAATGGAACGACCGAACCACCCAAGAAGACACGATTCGCCTCTTCCGCCATGTTGGGCAAATCATCGACATCGCCTAGAAAACGAGAAAGCCCCCCGGATTGCTCCGGGGGGCTTCTCTAAGTCCTGCGGTTAGGTGACTGTTACGTCACTCACTTACAGACTAGGAAGGAGCGGCGTCAAAGGTGACCTTGACGAACGACTCCGGGCGCTTCACCGCGAGGGCAAGGCGCTGCTCGGCCAACACCACGATGGCGTTCCGAACGAAGAAGTCCGAATGCTGCTCGCTGATGCGGATCGAAGCCTCTTCCCGGTCGTACAACTGGGCACCCTGTCCGAACGAACCGACGATAGCGGTACCTTCAGCCACGGCGGGAGTGTCGACCACCGGAATCCGCCAGACACGAGCCTCTGCGCCGGTCGCTACGGACACGGCAAGGAGGTACGTACCCTGCGAGTTCTTGGTGAGTTCGATGTCTTCCCAGTCGTTCGGGTGGACGATGATGCCGGTTGGCTCGTAGTAGGCGAGGAACGACAGTGTTGCCGCACGCCTGATGGCGTCGGCCTTCGTGTCAGCCACCGGAGCGGTTGCACCTGCTGACCATGAGTAGGTCTGAATACCAGTGGTGTTCAGAATACCCGTGAGGTCTTCGCCTGTGCCTGCACCGTTGATGATCTGATGATCCTCGTGGAGGCGGAGGCCGTACAGCAGTTCGTTGTCGATGATCGACCGCAACTGCGGCTCGTCGGCAAGAACGTTGCGGTGGGCGGCTTCCCAGTGAGCAAGGGTCCGAACCGGAGCCTGCTCGCCGACGAACGTGAACGCGCTCTGCGGCTTGGCACCGAAGGCAGACGAAACACGCTCAGGAACCACTGATGCGTTGTTCGTAAATCCGCTGACACGGAAATACTCAACAACAGCAGCATTGGTGCGGCGGGCGGGGAACAGGTCACGGACTCTGACACTGCGCTGGGCGCGGGTAACGATCGGATCACGCTCAACGGTGCCGAACGCAGCCGGTGTGCCCGTGGGCAGCGCCGAATAAACGTCCTTGACGTTGTATGAACCGAGGTTGCCAGACTTCACCGTGAACGGGGCAGTCATGTTGACGCCAGCGCGTCCACCATTCAGTGCCTTGAACTCGGGAGAGTCAACGAATGCCTGACCCAGTGTTCCACTGTGGGGGGTGGCTGCGCCGAGACCAGCGGCTGCGGCTTCAGCAGCAACCGACTCTTCTGGCGTGGTCGTGCCCCACTCCTGAACGGTCTTCATCTCCTCCATGGAGTCGATGAGACCCTTGATTTCTTTGATGTCTCGCATGTTGCCATCGAAGGCAGACTTGCGATCCTGATCGATGTGGAGAACGCCGTCTTCCATCTTGAAAGAATCGGCAATCTCTTTGTTGGTCTCCATCTTCTCGCGCAGAGCGCCCTGAAGTTCGCGGAGACGACTTGCGTCAAATGACATGGTGCTTTTCTCCCTATAAGAGTTGTTGAGTGTGTTGATGTTTGACACACTTCGGCTCAGGACAGCACCCAACCGACGGGGTCATAGGTAAGAGAATACACAAAGAGGTGTTGTCGCCAATGCAACAACGTCCCCGTTGTCAATAAATAACTTTACTTACTTGTTGGTTTAGAAGCCTGTCGTTTGCCTACACGCAGACGACGCGGCGGCTCTTTCCCGGCGGCCTCAGCCGCCTCGGCTTCGATGGCACGTTCGATGTCAGCAAACGTGTCCGGGGTACGTTTCGGCCAGTCCTCAATACGTATTCGATCAGCGGTGGAAACCTTGCTCCAATCAGCCATCAGAATCCCTCTGCCACTGCGTTGCTCTCACTATTTCAACTTGTCGATCTTTCCCCAACACAATACATTCAGCCTCCCCGATACAACCAAACCCAGCCACCGAAATGCCCACAATGTCTTCTATCGGAACATCTGTCACAATCACATATGAGGCACCCTCGCCAAGGCCGCGACGGGCGAACTGCTCCGCTGTATCCCGATCCAATGACCACGAACTAAGCGGCGACGCGTTGATGTCCATAGTGAAAGGCCCAGAAACATCGGCATACGGGTCGGTGTTGTGGAAGGCGACTCCGCGGTACAGGCGCACGGTGCCTTTGCCCTGAGCCGCCTCCTTGACAACCTTCTGCGCTATCTCAGTCATCATAGGCAACGCCTCATCATGCGCGTCACCGAATAGGCCGTCATTCAGCATCGCCGACACCATGGAGAACACCTCCCGCTTCTTGCGAAATTTCGCATCATCAGATGTATTCATCAACGGGTCTGGGTTGTCAAGATAGTCAGCAATTGTCCGAAGAACAGCAGCGTCCTCCTCTGGCAACTGTTTAGCGACAGTCCTTATCAACGCCTCAAGACTCGCAGCGCGGCTGCGCTCTTGGGAGTTCGCATCGATGCCCCCGACAGCACTCGCAAGAGCCTCGATCATTGGGAACGAGTCGTCGAGCATGTGGCCTATGGAAATATTCCGCGGAAAGCCCCGGTGGGTCCACCGCGCATCCACGAACGACTCCCGCTCGTCGGGGTCGATAGCCCTAATCGCTGCGAGAACCCGATCTGCCGTAAGCCGCGCCTTTGCATGATCGTCTGCGTTCACAAAATAGAACACCCGTTTAGCGGTCTCCTCGTCCGACAACCCAGCCATCCGCGCCGCCGCCAACTGCACCGCCAACGGCCTCGTATGGTGATCACCGGCAGACTCTGCCCACGAATCATGCAACCCCTCGATGAAACCAATCACCAGATTCCGCTTATCCCCTTGCCCAAGGTCCAATTGCTCCCCATCCTCCAGCGCATCGATACGTTGACGGTGCAATTCCTCCGCACGCCCCTGCGCACGCTTGCCATATACGCCCACCAGAATGTCACTGCCTCGATGCGCCATTCCTCCCGAAGGGGAGAAGAACGACACCCGCTGCAACTGTTCAAATATCCGATCCACCTGTTCATCACTCATCAAGTTGACCACAGATTTAGCAGATTCCTCCTTGATCGAACCACGGTCACCCAACTCATCTACAAAACTGATCAAACGCCCCGACACACCCAACCCGTCGTAAATATGCTGCTTCCGCGGATCGTCAGCATCCTTGATGTCGCCAATAATTCCGCGTCCCAGAATGTACAGATTATTCTCAAACCGCCGCTGCTCCAAAGCCTGCCTCGCGACGCCCAACAACGTTTGGCTTTCGCTATCTCGCCTGTCGGAAACAGCCACCCGACTCACCGACTCTTCGCTCCACAACCGCCTGCCATAAACTTCATGTCCGACGGGAAGTGTGTCGGGAGGACTCACATGGATCGGCAAACCACGAAATTCCATTTCTTCTTGAATGGCACCAAGCAACTTGAAGTCTTCAAACAGATTGATAGACGAAGTATTTTGCAAATACGGGAGAGCCGTCCGCTCGTCGGGGGGGTCGGTTTCCCGTTGCTCCGAGCCGAAACGTGGTACTCGTAGATCGGGGTTGACTTTCTCAGCAATACGACCCAACCGACGCATCGTGTGCGACAACTGTGGAGAAGAAAGATGTGTCAGTTTCAAACGTATTGCTTCAAACAAATCCATGTATATCGCTTGCAAATCTTCATCCCCCGCCCGATCCCGGTCGGAGATGTTGAAGTCGTAACCCGGATCAGGCCAGTACCCTCGACTTCGTAAAACTTTCTTGAACTCCGACAAAGGCATCCACTCCTCACGCTTTTCCTCCACATGCGCATTGCCATCAAGAGGCGAACTGCCAAGCGGCTCAACGATCTGATCCGCCACCCTGAACACATCCTTCCGCCGTTGCCCTTCCAGAAGCGCCACCACCTCCTCATCAGAAGCCTCATGCGCAAGAACGAGAGAAGCCTCCAAGTCGGTCAGCCGTTTCGCCCCCCGCTTAGCCAACTCCCCCCGCTTCATATGCTCTGTCAAGAGAGCCATCCGGCTGCTCGTCGAAACCGCGCCGTGCTGCCAGATAACGTCGTACTGAGTAAGCAAGGGAAACAGATGCGGCGCATTGTATTCCTCCACAAAGTCAGACAACTCTGCCTCAATCTCCTCGGCGTCAAGAATCTCAAACCACCTCGACGGCGCGTAGGTCTCGCTAGTGCCGGGGGGTCCGTAGAGGACAGTGCCATCAAACGTTTCGAGCAGACGATCGACCTCCTCCCTCACCGCCCGTCTCATCTTCGAAGGCCCGAACTGCCGATGCCGATCTGAGTCCTTAGCATACTTTCTAAAAATGGCCTCTATCACCCCACTTTTCACACCTTCATACTCATCCGCCGCCAATCTCAAATCGACATTTTCCTTCTCGATCTCAGCCTCAAGAGACGCCACCAACCTGCGCCGTTCCGCTTTACGATCTGGCGACACCGGAAGTACACGCGATTGCGCAACCGTGAAACCAGCAACCTCCTCCTCGGGGAATACCTCAACGTCTGCAAAATCAATCAGCAACTCGTCTTCGCCCCCCACCGGACCATTGCGTATATCCATAGCGAATTTGATGTCAGACTTTTTTACCTTGTACCGTACAAATTCTTCCCCCTGATGTTCCGCAAGAGCAGACGCCCACGGCAATTTCCCGTCATAGTCGTAACGAGGATTGAGCGTAAACGACACAACGCCGTAGCCGCGTTCATTACCAAACCGATACACCACTACTTCGTCAGGCAAATCTGCCAAAAACTCTTGCGTTCTTTGATATAGATACTCCTGCGCCAACAAAACCTGTGCGTCGGAAATCGGGTCCTCTAACTCGTCACGAACCTCCGAAAGATCAGAATCGGATGCCCACGGCCTTGCCAAGCGGTCGGCCACAGCCTCCAGCCCTAGAAGTCTGGCACCAGCCCCACCAGCATTCTCCATATCCGCATCCATCAAATCTCTGATGGTTCCAGTCACGCCCCCATCTCGATTAGTCATTGCCACTCGGGCCACTTCATTGGCTTCATCGTCGCCAAGATTCGGCTCTGGCGGCTGGTTTCTAAGCCACGGAACTTTGGCCCAGCGGAAAGGCGACTTGTCTATAAACTCTGAAGGCACATGAACGGGTTCCTCTGCCCAAACCACCTTGCGCGTTTCAGGATCAATAAACCTTCTGCCCAGATCCCCCGCCTGAGGTCGACGCGACCGTGCTACAACAGGTCGACGCGACCGCGCAACCTCCGGCTTGGGTGGCCTCGTGGCCCGACTAACCGGCTCAGCCCCCAACGGACGCCGACGACTACCATGCGGAACATTGAACGACATCCCCGCCGGACGCTCCCAAATAGTCCCCTCCTGAATTATCCCATCACGATCAGCATCAACAGCATGATGGTTGTAAGGCACCACCCTCGGGACGCGGCCAAGCAGCCGCCGACCAATGCGTCTCCTACCTAAAGCCTTTTCCCCCATGTCGGCCCCGTCACCGCTCAGGAAACTTGGATGACTCACCCTTGGGCTTCGACGGCGAAAAGTAGATCAATGGCTTACCCGTAGACCTTGTCGGCGGCGAGGAGATTGTCATACGCCGTTCCGCTTCACGATCTGGCGACAAAAGAAACTCCAGCAACTCATCCTTCCCGCGATCAGTCCCATCTATTTTTGCCCAATAATCAGCCATAACTTGGGCAACAAGATCCATTGTATTCTTGTTTCGCTCTCCCTTGCGAGGGTCCGTAAAGCGGAAAGTTGTCATCGTTTTGTCCTTTCAATCTCGTTAGACAGTGGCGGCAGCCCGTGCTTCAGCATCAAGGATAGCGTCCTCCGCGTTCTCCAAGGCTTTTATCTCATCAACAATCCGTTTCGGTGTCAGTCCCTGATTTTCCAACTCGTCCATGAGCGTGTCGAAACCGCCACCCGCTGCCAAATGTGCATGCAGCGTTTCCATAAACCGCAACGGCTCTCGCCACGCTGACCGAGCATGTCGCATCGTGTCAAAATCTCTATTTGTAGTCATAGCAAACAATTCTGCAAATAACTCATCCGGGGTGATAAATGCATACATGGACGGCATCAACCTCTCGATCAACGGAGCCGCCCCCTCCATCGTCACTATCCCGTGAGCCTCCGATGAAAGAAGCATCGCCATAACAACATCCCCTTGTACCTCGTCGGGAGTAATCTCATTTCTAAGCACTTTGAGAGCCAACTGTGGATCGAACATCTCCTCCCTTCCCACCAAGTTGTATGCCCGATAACGCATCAAATACCACATGGCCTTCCACAGGTGCCCCAGCCGGTCATCCTCATGCTGCATGACCCCGTCCACATGATGACCATATTCGTGGCGAATCGTGCTGTCGATCCCATCAGCGACGTTGTACCACCCAAGAGTTATTTCCCCAAACAATGATTGCTTCGTGAAAGCCCCTAAGGAAATCTCCCCCACACCAACTGCTCGGCCAGCCAATCCCGCCATTATGTTTCGCCCAGTTGTCGACCGGGTCGCAGACCCACCCAGTGGCATCCCATCAACCAACGCAAAGTTCTTTCTACCTGCTGCCGCTACAGCATTTCGCATCTTCTCTTCGTCGTACACCTCTGCCAAAAGAGTCTCAAACTCCCGATCTAGCACATCTGGAATATTCCCCATCCCCTTTTCGTGATCAAACAATATCTCCGACACAATGCCAGTCCGGGCGTTCCGCCGAGCAACCTGAGTTGCACCAGCCCAGTCACCTTCATCCTCATAGGTAGCAAACCATCTTTCTACCGCTTCCGCAAAAATGTCATCATCCCCAGTGCCCTGATCTCGTGCCGTCAGAACGAAGGTCCTACGCGCCTCCTGCCGCGTCGGCGAATCTCCAAGAAAACGAGAAAATATCCCCTCGAACCCCTCCCCCAGATGTTCCGCAATCTCTCTCCGCCGCACCGGAGAAATCGTCGGCCGCGTCTTTCGCAACTCCTCAAGATCACGCCTCACATAATTCCCCTTCACCATCTCATTTTCCCAATTCACGTTCTGTTGTATTACCGGCCGCTCCCCACCCGACCGTTCCCCCGTCGGCTTCAACCCCGGCGGACGCCGCCGCGTCCCATGCGGAATATCAAACGACGTACCCGCCGGACGCTGCCAAATCGTTCCCTCCTGAAGAACCCCGTCACCATCACCATCGACAGCATCATGGTTGTAAGGAACCACCTTCGGCACACGACGAAACCCTCGACCGATGCCACCCAACAAACGACCAACACGACGCCGACGACGACCTAACCCCTTGCCCGACACCAACCCGCCACCCGGAATTGTCTCAATCCCCAACGGGCCACGCTCAATCAACGTCTGCCACTCACCCCGCTGCGGCTTCGAAAGCACCCGCCGACGACGACGCTTCGCCATCGTGGGCGTATCAATCATCATCCGACGAAACCCAGCCGACCCCTTGATCGAATTGTATTCCTCTGTCGTCGCACACGGCCCCCACATACCGTCCGGCGTTCGATGCGCCCCCTCGCAACCCAACCGTGCCGCCCGTTCCTCCGCATCCACAAACGTCCGGAACTTGTTTTCACCATCATGGTCACGGGCCTTCTCGTGAACCCCGACACGTTCCCGCTTCGACTCGCAGCCCTCACAGCAGGCAGACTTCTTCTTCTGACGTTTCTGCCAGTTGCGGTAGCCCTTGGCTCCCCGACGAATGAGCACCATGAGGGCTTCTTGAGATTCGCATGGCCCCCATGCGTCGCCCTGCTTGTGGCTGCCTTGGCAGCCGAGCATGCGCGACAGTTTCTCTGCCGCGTCCTGTGTCGCTACAGTTTCGCCCTCAATAGGATCACGACGAGCCATTGTAAACGACTCGACTATGCGGCTGCCCTGTCGCCTCGTCCAACAAGTCTTGGTACTCTCCCCTGTTGACGATCTCAGCCGCAACCCTTGGCCGAGACCCAGCATACAGTCCGGCGCTCCTATGGTACGTCTCGAACGGCGTCTCCCGTTCTCCAAGCAATCCGACCCAGCCGCCGTTTCCTTCTTCAAAGACGCCGTCGTACTCTTCCATACTTATCGCATCCTCAGCATGCAGAGTAAACTTTTCGTTTTCACAAACAAAATAGACTCCGTCATACTGAACAACATGATTGAGATGTTTCATCGTTACTCTCCCAGTCCTATGTCTTTGAGTATACCGTCTATGTCCAATTTTCCATCAGGCGTCAACAGGGTATCCCAATGGCCCTTGGCTTTCGTCGCCATCCCCGCAATAGCCTGATCGCTTAGGCCCAGCAGGTCACGATATGGTCCCCCCGACAGCAACGCACGACGTTCAACATCGTTACC